CAAGATTAGCCGCATCCTGTCAGGTAATCCGCACGAGTCCGACCATTGGCGTGACATCGCTGGCTACGCCACGCTGATCGAGCGGTGGCTCACACCACCGGCTGACCTCGAAACCAAGCCTGACCGTTGATCACGCGGCAGAACTCCGGCTCGAGCAACATGCCGCTAGGTGCAAAGTGCAACACCACAAAACCCTGCGACCAGTTCACGGGGTTATCCTCCGCATAGGCAAACTTGTCGTTCTCGGGTCCGTAATCCGACAACGTGCCGCACTCTACGCCCCATCGAATGCCATTGTAATCCGCAAACATGGTAGCCTGGAGCCGATGCGTGTGGCCGGTCACAATAGACTTGCCGCTCTTCAATGTATTGTTATAGGCACCATGCACGCCTTGGTGAATGCGATGCTTTACAACCGTATGCTCATTCAACCATAGGCTTGTGCAGAATTGCCACGCAGAAAAGTGGTCTGCGATGTCGAATCCTTGAACCTGTACATATTCCGGCGCTGCTTGAGCCAGCCTCGCCATGAAACGGTTGTCGTGGTTTCCGTCTGTCCAGATCAGATAGCAACCGGGAGGCGCATAGGCTTCGATCTCTGCATGACGTTCCTTGACGGCTTCTAGTTCTTCAGCCACGCTCGGCGTTTGTACACGAGCGCCAGGAGGATGACGGCTGATCCGCGCGCCGTCAAAACTATCGCCATTCATGATGATCATTGACGGCTGCAAGTCCTTGATGATCTCGATCATGGCTGCGAAAGCCTTGCTTCGCTCACCCGGCCAGAAATGCCCATCGCTGCCGATGATGACGGGTCCGACAACATTCTCTTTTAGTGCACGAAAACCTTTTGTTGGCACCTCGATCTTGATCCGCTGGGCGGGCTGCGAGATCGTGTTCAAGACAATCCCGTGCTTGCGCTCGATGTTATCTCGCCGTGCGTTGACGCCCCGCAGGTTGAGGCCCAATTCTTTGGCTATGGCAGACGGTGAACCTAGACGCTTCCATGCGTCGATGAACTCTTGATCGGAGTACCTCTTGGTCATTCGCTACTCCTGCGCGCGGCGGAAGTTGAGCCGCCAGATCACATCTGCAACTTGCTTGCCGAACATATCGATCTGCTTTTCTTCTGCTTCTGGGAAGACAAGATGCGCCACCTCGTGTGCGGCGATCTCCAAGAGCAGTTTCGGCTTCTGGAGGAGACGCGGGTCTAGCTGAATGTGATCTTCGCCGATATAGGCCCAGCCCCAGGCACGCTCACAGGTCTTCCATTCGATGGTGATCTTGCGGCGTGCCATAGTGTTACCTCTTGCATCGCTTTCGGCGGTGATCCCATTCTCCGCCACGGCGGATGCAGTCACGCCATTCTTTCTCTTTCTCAGGAGGCATTCGTTTTAGCAAGAAAGGCAACGATGCCTTGAACATAACAATGCCAAGGCCGAACCAAAAGGATGGCCTTTGAGCGACGAGAAAGCCGCCAGCGCCAATGCCGATGAACAGCACGACGATGGCGGCAATCTCGATCCAGTTCACTTCTTGGCCCAGATAGACCAACCAGCGGCGAAGATAACTCCCAGTGCGCCGATGATCTCATTCATGGCGGTAGAGTCAATAACTCCGGTGCCGACAACATAGCCGCCACCAGCCGCGAGAACGGCGCGAACAACGCCCCAGACCATTTCTTTCGTCATCACTTACTTCCTTTTGTTGTGCCGGGATACTGCTTCCACGGCAGTTGAAAATGTGGCCCGTCCTTGAACGAAACCCAGTCGCCGCCCCACTCTAGCAACACGTTCTCAGCCTTTGCCGCTGCCTTCATTCGCTTGGCTAGACTATCGTATAAAGGCCAGTCCCAGCGCACCTGGCCTTTGATCGCGCAAGCCAAATCAACAGCGTGTGAAAAACCATTTGCCGCAGGAATATGGCGAGACCGTAACGTCTTTGATGCGCCCTTGGCCTTGAGGATCTTCTGCTCCTCAAGAGTGCGAACGCCGCAGGTGACTATGAAGCCTGTGTCGGCATCCTTCCAATCACCAGCGCATCGATTTACCACACGCACCAGATCGGGATGAACGCCTTTCAGCTTGGCGAAGGATGCGCTGTTAAGCTTCATTTGCGTAATGCCTCTTCGATGCTGTCGAGCTTCGCCATGATCGCGCGGCTCGTCTCGCGAATCTCCTTAATCTCTCGATCATGCGCTGTACGCGATGTTTCGGTCTGCGCTTGCAGGACGGCGATGGCAGTCTCGTGCGCCTGTTGCTGGCGGTATATAATCCAGACAAACGCGGCCACTGGAGCGATGATCCATTGCATGATGGCCCCGAGCACCTTGAAGGTCTGATCGTCAATCATGGAACACCATTCATATCTTGACTGCGTATTGGTTGAGCATGAAGTCAATCGCCAAGCCGCTGTCTCCAAATAAAAGCATCTCTGTTGGAGGCAATGGTTGCCGCGCAATGCTGACCGTTCCGCTTCCGATGATGAGAGAAAGCGATTGCGTAGGTTGCTCTTGGTTCATATCAAGGCTGATGGTCTGAGCCGGATTGTTGACGATTAGCGAAACAGTCATGTCGTAATGTCCTCGCGCACATCAATCTTGAATGTTTCGGTGCTTTCAACGCCACCACTTGTGAACTGTATGTCGCAATACATGATGCTGTCGTTGTCTTCGTCAGACACCGGCCACAATGCAGTGTTCGCTGCCGTCTGCGAGAGCGTGAAACTGCCAGTTGCTGGTGCGCTGATTGTCACCGTCAAGGATTGGGAAAAGCCGCCATTCCGCACCATTGCCGCAACCGTGTAACCAATAAGGCTAAACGATGCCGGAACTGCGGTGAGACGTTGGCATGACAACGAAAGAGTATCGCCGCGCTTGAATGTTATCGTTTTGGTGATGGGCGTTGCCATTGATTTATTCCTTTATGGCAGTGAGGCATATTCGCGGCGGCGGAACATCCAGATTTTCCCGGCAGCTATGCTGTCGCCGGTGAACGATATGCGAGCGCGCAATATTTTCTGCGCTGGCGTGTCATACATGGCTGAATCTGCGTCAATCTGAGCGCTAAATGAGCTATTCCTGTAGGTCATTGTCATGACAAAATGAGAAGTACTCTCAAGTCTTGGAAAATAGAATTCTGCATGATAGCCAAAGTCTTGATTATTAACTCCAGTGTCTGACTGTCTGACTAATCGATATACTGCATCTGTTTGCTTGAATGCTTCCAACTGAAGCTTACGGTCAGTTCCGATTAAAGCAGCGTTATGCCTCAATCCCAAAGCTAAAATTCGATATTCGTAGCCATCTACGAAATCAGGCGTCACAACACTAGGGACTGTTCCAGTCACTGCGTGATCATAGATCAACCCAGTCTTGCCATCGCCAATCGTCACCTTGTCATACGGATGCCAACCAGAAACCATGACAGGAGCGCCAGAAGATGCTTCTGCAATAGCCGAAGGATTGTCGCGCAACGCCGTCACGGTCGTGCTTGACGGAATGCCGCCAACGGCAACCGCTGCGTTTGAGATGCTCGTCCATGTTGTCATCAAAGCCACCTGTACGGTTGAGGAGTTCCGCTTCCATCATTACCACTATCATCGAGCCAGCGCCACGGCTGGGCTACGCCATTTGCGTCAAGCCCCGCATCGGTTAGCCATGTCCAGAGAACGCCGCCCTTCTCGTTGTCTTCCGCTGTAAAGCGGTATGTCAGGCCGTTGCGGGCTACCTCTGCCGAGGTGATAAGCCACTCGCCATCGCGCGGCGCACCTGTGAAATCGACATCCAGATAATGCCGTATCTGGACAACCGATCCGGTCCAGATATTCGCGGAATCCTTTGCCGATAGATCGAAGGTGATTTCCTTGCGGACATCCGAGAAGCGGTCAAGATAGGTCTGGGCGAGGGAGTTGGCGATTGCCTGTGTGCTAATGAACCGGCAGAACAATTCCCTGATCTGCGGCTCGCCGCCATACTGCACTTGCTTCAGAACATCGATATAGACCGAGACGCGGGAATAGTTGCTCTTCTCGGTCACGCTTGGGATCGGCGTGCGTTGCAAATAGTAGACATGCGTCTGAGATGCACGCTCTTCCGGCTTCTCCTCGATTGAGAAGCTGCCAGCAACAATCGCATCGTCATCAGTCAAAATTGTAGGTGACGGTTGCGGCCTGACAGGCTCCATGAGAATCTTCTGGACGCGCTCATCCCACCATAGATTCGAGACGGCCTGGAGGCACACCTCGGCTAGAAGTTCTTCGATCTTGTCGGGATCGGTGATCCATGCCGTGAAATTGTAGTCTGGCCGATATGTGGTCTTTGCTGTCGCCCAATCCGCGAAGTTGATATATTTTGCAGGGATGCCGCCCCAGTTGACGAGAAGGTCATAAAGGATTTCGTGGAATGGCGTGGCGTTGTAATAGATCACACGCTGCACGCGGTCGTTTTGACTTTGAGCCGCTGCCGTTGTTCCGGCCAGACCGCGTGTCAGTCCGTTGAAATAGATGTTGCCGCCGGTCGTTTCATAACGCTGAGCATATTGGATTACTTCGCTATTGATCCTGACATAACCAGTTGTAGGATAGTCGCTCAAAGTTGCGCCAGCCACGGTCATGGCTGTTGCTACGTTCGTGATGTTGGAGGCCAATTCGCCACGGCTTAGATATGGTGCCGTCAGGTTGGTGTCGGTGATCTTTCGCAGGATGTCCTTGGCTGTGATCGAAACGCCATTGCGACCGGCGTCGATCTTCTCGATCACATATTCCCGCTGCGTCATAGCTGAGAGTGGCTGACCGATTAGCCCCTCGTAGATGTTGAGCGTGTATCCGATGTGGTACGGATTGCGGGCAAGCCACTTGCTCCAGAAACTGCCGATCTGGTCTGGATCATAAGCGCGCGTGAAGACGTAA